GGACTGGGCATCGCACAGCGCCTCTCAGCCCGCCGACCCCACTGATACGAACCCGATACATGCAGGTCAGAGCGCTATAGCCGTTACGACCGGTACGATGGGGGCATGCCTAAGACGCCCCGCTGCCAGCACGAGCCGTGCCGCGCACCGCTGCCGATCACGGCGCGGGCCGACGCCCGGTACTGCTCGGGCCGCTGCCGCACCGCGGCGTGCCGGGCGCGCAAGGCGATTCCCGACGAGCTGACGCGCCGGCCGCGCTGGGTGCGCCGCAGCGAGCGGAAGGTGCCGCTCACCGTGCGCGGCGAGGCGGCGAGCAGCACCGATCCGTCGACCTGGTCGCGGTACGCGCACGCCGCGGCGAGCACGGCCGGCGTCGGGCTCGGGTTCGTCCTCGACGGCGACGGGATCGTCTGTCTCGACCTCGACCACTGTCTCGACGGCGACCAGGTCGCGCCGTGGGCGCAAGCCGTGCTCGACGCGGCGGCCGGCTGTTGGGTCGAGGTGTCGGCCGGCGGTGACGGGCTGCACGTGTGGGGCCGCGGCCGGCTGCCGGGCGACGCGGGGCGCCGAGTCCGGTTCGGCGACGGCACGGTCGAGGTGTACGCGATCGGCCGGTACATCGCGGTCACCGGGCGGACTTGGGGCGACTCGCCCCGGCGTCTCGGCGACCTGCAGCACGTCATCGACTCTCTGCTGTAGCGGCCCCGGCACGGGTGCGCTGCAGCGCACCCGACACGGGAGGTACAGCACATGGCACGCCTGCAGATTCTCGAACTGCCCGAGGGGGACGACGACTCGCGGCCGCCGTTCGTGCTCGTCGTCGACGAGACCGTGCCGCAGCGCGTCATCATCGGCGTGGATCACGGCGCGGTGCCGGACTACTGGCAGCGGGTCGCCGCCGAGATCGGGGCGCGCGGTGTGATCGTCACGCCTGAGACGGTCGAGATCCCGGCGAACGACGTGTCGGCCGAGTTCCGCGAGGGTCTGCAGCAGTCCCTAGCCGAGCTGTACGAGTCGGCCCGCCGGTCGCTGTCGGAGTCGGAAACGCTCGGGCACAAGCTGCTGCAGCGCGCCGAGCGGGCCGAGGCCGAACGAGTTGCCGCCGACAACATGTTGCGAGCGGTCTGCGAGGTGTTCGGCGGACCCCACCAGGACCCGGTGGTGAAGGCGCGCGAGACGTTGGCCCGTGCCAAAGCGGCCGAGGAGAAGCTCGCAGCGCTCGGCAAGCAGGACACCGAGCGCATGGACCAGGTGACCGACGCACTCGGGCTCGACCGGCTGCGTGACTGGGACGAGATCGTGTCGGCGATCAAGCGGCAGCGGCAGATCGATGTCGACGGCGGGCACCGGTTCGTCGCCGTTCCGGAGCGCGACGGCGGGCTGTGCTGCTCGGTCTGCGGTGTCACCCGGGATCTGTGGGCTGACCTGCCGGGTACCCCGACGTGCGCCGCGATCAAGGAACGGGGGTACTTCTGATGGCAGGCATGGGACCGCCCCCGAAGCCGCGCAAGGTACGCAGGAACGCCGACCCGATCGCGCAGACCGTGCTCAGGTGGGAGCGCGCCGAGGCGCCCGAACTGCCGACGTTCGAGATCGAGCACGACGGCGATCTGCGCGAGTTCACGTGGCCTGCGCGCACCCGCGAGTGGTGGCAGATGTGGATCGACTCGCCGCAGGCCGAGCACTTCGGGTCGTCCGACTGGCAGTACCTACTCGACACCGCGCTGATTCACGCCCGGCTGTGGCGCGGCGACCTGTCGGCGGCGGCCGAGCTGCGGCTGCGCGTGGCTGCGTTCGGCGCGACGCCCGCGGACCGGGCGCGGCTGCGCATGGTGTTCGCCGAAGCGGACGGCGCCGACCAGGGCCGCGGCAGCTCGGGCGGGCCGAGCGCGCGTGAGCGGTATGGGAACCTGCGGCCGCTGCCCGGCGGGAAGGCCGACCAGGGCAAGAGCAAGGGAGCGTAGCGGGGGGTCGTCATGCCGTGGCGCGGGCCCGAGTACGAGGGCGAGTTCCCGACCCTCGGGTACTACGTCCTCGACTGGATGATCGAGAACCTCGCGCAGCCCGGCCGCGACGACGGCGCCCCGTTCATCCCGACCGCCGAGCAAGCCGAGTTCCTGCTGCGGTTCTACGAGGTCGACCCGCGCACCGGCCGGCGGGTGATCCATCGGGCGCTGCTGTCGCGGCCGCGCGGCTGGGGAAAGTCCCCGTTCGTCGGGGCGATCGCGCTCGCCGAGGCGTGCGCCGACGTTGTCGCCGATGGCTGGGACGCGGACGGCGAGCCGGTCGGCCGGCCGTGGCACTCGATCCGTACGCCGCTCGTGCGCATCGCCGCGGTCACGGAGGATCAGACCGACAACACGTGGATTCCGCTTCGGGAGATGGCGCGTGGCCGGTCGCTGTCGACCGACTACGGGCTCGAAGTCCTCGACACCGTGATCTATCTGCCGCGCGGCGAGATCAGCCCGATCACGTCCTCGGCGACCAGCGCGAAGGGTGACCCGGCGTGCTTCGCGTCGCTCGACCAGACCGAGGAATGGACCGCTTCGAACGGCGGCGTCAGGTTGGCCAAGGTGATGCGGTTCAACGCCGCGAAGTTGGGCGGCAGCCTGATCGAGACGCCGAACGCGTTCACGCCCGGTATGGGCAGCGTCGCCGAGCAGTCGGCCGCGGACTATCAGGCGATCCTCGACGGCCGATCCCGGGCGCGCGGCATCCTCGTCGACCACCGTGAGGCGCCGCCCGACACCGACATGACCGACGAGCGCTCCCTCGTCGCCGGGTTGCGGTACGCGTACGGCTGCAGCTCGGACCATCCCGACGGGTGCGTGCTGCACGACCCGCCGTGCCCGCCCGGCTGGTCGCCGATCGAGCGGCTCGTGTCTGAGTTCTGGGACACGTCAAACTCGCCGCAGGATCTGCGAGCCGACTTCCTGAACCAGATCACGCACGCCAGTGACGCATGGTTGACCGAGCCCGAGGTGCGGGCATCGTCCGACCTCGGCAAGGTCGTCGAGCCGGGCGACCGCATCGTGCTCGGGTTCGACGGCTCGCGGAAGCGGGCGCGCGGCGTCACGGACGCGACCGCGCTGATCGGCTGCCGGCTGTCCGACGGGCACCTGTTCACGATCGGCGTGTGGGAGCAGCCCGACCGGCTGCCGGTCGGCCCGGACGGCAAGCCGGTCGAGTGGCAGGTGCCGGTCGTCGAGGTGCTCGCCGCGGTGCACGAGGCGTTCGCGACGTACGACGTCGTCGGCATGTACGCCGACCCCGCCAAGTGGGAAAGCCACGTGGCGGACTGGGAAGCGGCATACGGGCCGCGGCTCAAAGTGCAGGCGACCCGGAACCACCCAATCGAGTGGTGGATGACCGGCGGCCGCAGCACGCTGATCGTGCGCGCATTGGAGAAGTTCCACACCGCGTTGACCGAGGGCGAGTTGACGCACGACGGGTCGTCGGCGCTCGTGCGGCACCTGTGCAACGCGCGCCGGCGGCCGTCCCGGTCGGGTCTGCAGATCGGCAAGGCTCACCCCGACTCACCCCACAAGATCGACGCGGCGGTCGCGGCCGTGCTCGCGTGGCAGTGCCGGCTCGACGCGATCGCGAAGGGCGTCACGGCCGAGGAACCCGAGATGTTCGGCGGCACGTTCTGACCAGAGAGGGGGCGACATGCTCGACGAGACGCCCGAGCTCGACAATCCGGACTACATGCTGTTGCGCCTCGGGCGTCGACTGCGCAAGCGCGCGGGTGTCCTCGACGAGTGGTGGCGGTACTACCGGGGTCGGCCGCCGCTGCCGATGCTGCCGAAGAACGCCGAGGCCGCGTTCCTGGAATTCCAACGGAAAGCACGCACGAACTTCTGTGGCGTGATCGCGAACTCGACCGTGCACCGGCTGCGCGCCCTCGGCGTGACCGGCCCGGACGGCGAGCCGGACGAGAACGCCGCCCGGTGGTGGCAGCTCAACCGGCTCGACAGCAGGCAGAAACTCGTCTGGCGGGTGGCCATGGCGCAGAGCGTCGGGTACATGCTCGTCGGCGAGCACCCGACCCGCACCGAGGACAACGGGCGCCCCTCCCCGCTCATCACGGCCGAGCACCCGCGCGAGGCGATCGTCGAGCGGGACCCGGCGACCGGCGAGCCGTACGTCGGCGTCCGCGCGATCCATGACGACGTCGACGGCTACGGCTATGCGTGGGTGCTGTACGACGATGTCACGTACGCGTACCGGACGCGCGAGCGGTGCACCCCGACCCGGCTGCCGTGGGGGCCGGATTCGTGGGAGCCGCTCGACGACGGCGTGCCGCACGACCTCGGCGGCGTGCCCCTGGTCGAGTTCGCGCGCATGCCCGATCTCGGCGAGGACCCCGAGCCCGAGTTCGCTGCCGCGATAGACATTCAGGACCGGGTGAACCTCGGCGTGCTGAACCGTATGGCGGCGTCGCGGTACTCCGGATTCCGGCAGAAGACGGTCACCGGGCACACCTTCGCGAAGCGGGTCGACCCGGCGACCGGCATGACGGTCGTCGAGCAGCCGTTCGTGCCCGGCCCTAACAACGTGTGGGTGAGCGAGGGGAAGGAGGCGCGGTTCGGGCAGCTCGACGCGACCGACCTGCGGCCGTTCCTCGACGAGCACGCCGCCGATATCCGCGACATGCTGATCATCAGCCAGACGCCCGCGTACTACTACGCCGGCGACCTGGTGAACATCAGTGCCGACACGATCGCCGCGCTCGACCTCATGCATGTCGCGAAGTGTCGTGAGCACATCGCGAGTTTCGGCGAGGCGCTCGAAGACGTCTTCGTGCTCGCTGCGGCGCAGGCCGGCGTCGAGGACGACTACACCTCGGCCACGGTGCGTTGGGCGCGGCCCGAGTACCTGTCGCCGGCGGTCCGCGCGGACGCGGCGACCAAGCTCAAGAGCATCGGCTACCCGCTGGACATCATCGCCGAGGACCTCGACGAGACGCCCGAGCGGGTGCGCCGGATCAACGCCAGTGCCGCGGCGGCCGCGCTGCTCGGCGCGTCGCTGCTGCCGGCGAACCCGGCGCCGACCGCGGGCAACACGCTGCCCGTCGACGACGGAGGGGTCGGCGGTGGCGAATGAGGCGCTGCAGGCGGCGCTCACCGAGCGGTACGACACGCTGTCGACGTCGCTGCGCGACCGGCTCGTGCAGTTCGTCCTCGACGCGTTCGACAGCCTCGGCAGCTACCGCGACAGCGACGCCGCCGAGTTCATCGAGCGAGTGCTGCCGGTCGTACTGGGCGCGCAGCAGACGATGGGGCAGATCACCGACGCGTACCTGTCCACGCTGATCGCCGACATGATGGGCGGGGCGGCGGCGTCGGCCGGAGTGCAGCTCAGCGAGGCGCTGCGCGGCGTCGACCCGGCAGAGGTGTATCACCGGCCGTTCGTCACGATGTACTCGGCGCTCGCCGCCGGCCACGACTATGCGACGGCGCTCGGGCAGGGACGCAAACGGCTGCTGTCGATCACCGAGACCGACCTGCAACTCGCCCGCACGCACGCAGCCCAGCAGTCGATGACGCGCAGCGGAGCGCGGTACTTCCGCCGCCGGCTCACCGGCAAGTCGAACTGCGCGCTGTGCGTGATCGCGTCGACGCAGCGGTACCGGGTCGAGAACCTGATGCCGATCCATCCCGGCTGCGACTGCAAGCCCGAGCCGCTCGGCGACGGCGAGTCGGGGCACACCGTCGATACGGAACTGCTGCGCGAGGCGCACGACGCGATCGCCGCGGCGGGTGAGACGGTCGACCGGGCGGGAAACGTCATCGGCCGGACCGCGAGCGGCAAGCGGATTCGCGACTACACGAACATCGTCATCACGCGTGAGCACGGCGAATACGGGCCGCTGCTCGCGGTACGACGTCACGAGTTCACGAGCAAGGACGACTTGCCCGGCTCGTGACCCTGCGCCGGCACGGCGCACCGACCATGCTCACCCCACCCCGACACGGGAGACATCACCATGCACGCGCGCACTCTGCCTCGTCACGCCCGTACCGGGCAGCTCGCTCTCGGCTGGCGCAAGCCGCGGCCGGGCGAGGACCCCGACGCGCTGTATCCGATCTGGCCCATCCTCGGCGGCGACGGCCGCGGCGAGGGCGGCGCCGGAGACGACGGAGGGGACGACGACACCGACGACGACCAGGACGACGACGCCGACAACTCCGACACGGACGACGACGGCGACGAGTGGCAGTCGGTCATCAAGCAGTGGAAGGCGGAGGGACTCAAGCCCGCGCAGATCGCCGAGCGCCTCAAGGCATCGCGGAAGTGGGAGCAGCGCGCGAAGAAGAACAGCAGCGCCGCCGAGGAACTCGCCCGCCTCAAGCGCGAGGGCATGAGCGAGGTCGAGGCGGCGGTCGCCGCGGCCCGCGCCGAGGAACGGGTGAAGGGCGGCGAGCGTATCGCCCGCTCGACGTTCCTCGCCGCAGCGAAGGGGCGCATCGAGAACCCGGCCGAGGTCGTCGAAGAGATCAACTTGAAGAAGTACGTCGACGACGACGGCGAAGTCGACGACGAGGCGATCGCCGCGCTCGTCGACAAGCTCGCCCCGAAGCGGTCCGACAAGGACGACGACCAGGACGACGACGCCGACGAGCGCGACACGCGCCGCCGTCGCCGGCCGGCACGTGGCTACCAGGGCGCACGCAACGGCAGCGGCCGCAGCAAAGACAAGCGGGGCGCGGTCAACGGCGCCGAGCTGTTCGAGGAACTGCTCGGACGCGAAGACGTCCCACAACTCATGACGTAGGAGACACCAATGGATCTCAGTCTGCGCACTGAGACGTTCGGGGTGGACGATCAGTCGTGGCTCGGCAGCGAGCACGGCACACAGGCGACCGAGTCGGTCACGCTGGACACGTCGACGTTCACCCCGGCGACGCACTACCCGCAAGGGTTCTTCAAGTCGGGCATTCCGCTGGGGCAGATCACTGCCGGCGGGAAGTACGGCCCGTACGACGGCGCCGCGACCGACGGCCGCGAGACGCTCGTCGGGTTCCTGTTCGCCGCGGTGAAGGCCCCGGCCGACAACACGGTCGACGTGGCCGGCGCGATGCTCGTGCACGGCAAGGTCCGCGCCTCGCGGCTGCCCGTCGCCGTCGACGCTGCCGGGCAGGCAGACGTCGCCGGCCGTATCCGGTTCATCTGAGAGGGGGTGGCGTAGATGGCATGGGTGCTCGACACCGAGTACATCGAGCCCGAGGAACTGACCGCGGTCATCCGGGCGTCGCTCGCCGAGCAGCAGGTGAACCGCTTCACCCTCGCCCGGTGGCTGCCGAACGTGGCGATCGACGACATCACGTTCAAGTTCAGCAAGGGCGGCACGGGCGGGCTCGCTGAGGCGAGCGTCTACCGTTCGTGGGACGCCGAGTCGCGGATCGGCCGGCGCGAGGGTGTCGCGCAGGTTATGGGCGAGCTGCCCCCGATCAGTGAGAAGATCCCGCTCGGCGAGTACGACTCGCTGCGGATCCGCTCGCTCGACAACGCCGACCCGATGCGTCGGGCGATCGCCCGCGACGCGTACCGGCTCGCGACGAACATCGCCGCCCGGTTCGAACTCGGCAAGGGCGAGGCGCTCGCCAACGCGCAGTTCACGATCGATGAGAACGGCGTGCAGCTCCCGCCGGTGCAGTTCGGGCGGAAGCCCGAGCACTCGGTCACGGCGGCGGTGCTGTGGACGGATCACGCGAACGCCCGCCCGCTCGACGACCTCGAAGCGTGGGTGCAGGTGTACGTCGACACGAACGGCACCCCGCCCGACCGGGCGCTGATGCCGCGTACCGTGCTCGCGCACATGCGGCAGTGCGACCAGGTCGTACGGCAGGTGTACCCGCTCGCCCCGGCCGGCTCGGCGCCGATGGTGAGCGTCGAACAGCTCAACACCGTGTTGAGCGGGCTCGACCTGCCCTCGATCGAACTCAACGACGCGCGCGTGAGCGTCGACGGCGTCGCGACTCGCGTCATGCCGGCCGACGCGCTCGTGTTCGTGCCCGCCCCGGGTGCGACCGACGCCGCGCAGCCGACCGACCTCGGCGGGTTCCTGC